GCTTTCTTAAGATTTTCCAAAAGGTTGTCTCAGAAGAGTTGAAAATGCGAACTGCTAGGCCTGAATTCATGGGATATGAGGATGCTCTTCCAAGGGAATTAGAAAGTCATGAATTTAGTAGTCAATTTGTATGCCATATGGGTGATGTGTTGTTAAACAATATTGCTGAGAGACACCCTGATCCCAAGGCATGGATATTGCAAAAGTCCACTGAAAGGCTGCTTAGCAGAACAGTGGATAAGCTTGCAACCATGAAGAAGTCGGCTTCAGGTGAGCTCTGGAGAGATGAACATGTTCGAGATTCAAAGGAGAATGAGCGTGTGACTTGTCTCGAGGCTTGCGTGAGGTTGATGGAATCTGACAAAGATTTCAAAGTTATGAAGGAGGTAGGGACAATGGGTGAGGAGGTGAAGTCGGAGTATGGAGGGATAGTTAGTAATCTTTTTAAGAAGCTTCAAATTGGAGGTGTAAGAGAAATCTTTGTTCTGGAGTTTAGATGTAGAATTATTATTCATTTTCTAGAAACCATTAGTAGGACAATTTGCGATGATTTGGATAATGAAATGTTGACAAAAGGAGATAAGAAACTTGCCAGAACAGATAAGCATTTTTCTGAAGTAATGTCACACATCAAGCAAAGCAAAGTGTCAGCTACAGTGATAAACTCTGATGATGCCACAACATGGGCACAAAGATTCATTATGCCAGTTTTTGGCTGCCTACTGTCTAGGCTTCTTCCAAGTGAGCTTCTTGAGCCTTGTTTGTCTGTTCTAAACCTGGTAACAACCAAGAAGCTAGAACTGCCACACCAGCTTCTGGAGTTGTATGACATGCACCCGGAAGAGACCGGATTTGATGAGGGAATGAATGAATTAAAAAGACAATACTTAGGATTAAGTGAGCATAGGGATTTACTTGAACCTAGAAGCAGAATGCTTAAGAATCGATCAAATATGATGCAGGGAATTTTACATTATACATCAAGCTTGTTACACTCAGCATTCATGTACACATGGGAAAAGGCTATAACACCAATGACTTATAGCATGATATCACAAAATTTTGAACTGGAAAAGAAGGCAATAGAAATCATATCAACTACAAAAGTGTCTTCACCTAAAGACTGCTTAATTAGTATCTTGTTTAGATTGATATCTGTCAGAAAAGGAACAATGGTAGACGATGTATAGACCCCGCCCCCTCTATTAGTGCATTCTACAAG